GTTTCAAAGCTTTTACAGTTACAATTTCATGCTCTGCATTGTCTTTGTTTTGCATATACATTGAAACAGTTGTTGCTTTTCGATCTCTGATTGTTCCTTGATTTGTATCCATCACATACAAAGTGTTTGGCGCAATTAATGGAGATGTTTCGATTCGCATATTACCGATCATATTTCCATTTGTGGAAATAAAATGAGGTAACAAATAATCGTTGTTAGCATTCTTTTCGTGCTTGAATCTTGTCAAGTCGCTAGAATTCATAAGGATAACATTCGTTTTCCATAAGTTTTCCTGACCAAAAGTGTTAATCTGTGAAGCCATTGCGTCCACTAATTCAACAATTGTAGGTGCTTTAAAACCTCTAACTCCATCAAAAGGTGCTAAAACGTTTGCTGCTGAAAATTCAGAAGAAATGGTGTCGATAGAAAGGTAAGTGCCACCTAATCCAGTTCCTGTACCTGTTAAGAGTTCTGATTCTTCCTTAGCATTTACACTTTGCTCAACCAATTCTTTAACCTCTCCTTCTACGAAGTCATAATCATCCATCATGTCTTCACAAATGTCGGTGAAATCTCTAATCTTAGCGACTTCAAGAGTTCTTATAACCCATGTTTTCTTAGTGTTGTGTGTAGATGTTGCGCATCTTATAACTACCTTAGCGTCACGGGTTACTACATCTTCCTCTCTGTATTTTAAATACTCTTTTGAAAGTGGAAGCCTTCTAAATAAATTAGAAATTGTAAAGCGTCTAAAAGGCTTTCTAGTTGTCCCCGCTTCGCTTTCAGCGTAAAAATCACGATCTCCAATATCTGGTGAATCCTGAGAAGCTTTCACTACAAATTCAACGGTTTCCCCACTTCCTTTAGCCATCTTAACAATCGCATCTTTTTTGCCGTCAATCAATTGCTTGATCGTTTCTTTTTGGTTAGAACCACGTCCGCCCTTTTCTTTCAGTTCGTCAATAAACTCTTGCGCTTCATTTAATTGCTTTTGCATTTTTGTAGCAGCCTCAGACGTGAAGTATTTCTTAGCATCTTTTTTAAGCGTGTCAATTTCAGAATCAATATCTGTAATTTGCTTTGCTGTCGGTACACTTTCAATCGTGTCATTGATGGACTTGAAACGTGCCTCAATGTACTCGCTGTGCAACTGCCCTAATTCTTCAGCAGATTTTGTTTTGTAATCAGCTTCTGAAATTCCTTTGGATTCCAAAAACTTTAAAAATTGTTTGTTCATTTTTTTTTAGTTTAAATGTTGATAAAATTTTAAATGTTCACTTGGAGTGTCTTGCGACGGCTCAGTACTATCAAGTGACTTATTGTCGGCTTGATTATTATTTTCAATTTGTCCAGTTGTAGAATTACTTCCAAACAAAACAAGACTACTTTCGTTTATGTTTTGAGCTTGCTTTATTGCCCAGAAATAATATATTTCCTCTTCAAAATCTTCCTTGTTAGCTATAACACTAATGTATTTGTCATAGTTTTTCTTCTCTTCCTTATCGTCTTTCCGATCGCTATTCATTGCTAGAACTAAGTCTGTATATCTCATTCTTACACTAGCCTCTATGCTGTCTCCGCTTTCCAACCAATCCTTTGCGATTTGATTTATGATTTTGTCTTTAGGTATTTTGTAAACCAACACTTGAGTATCTCCCTCGTAAGACTTACCTATCATTGAAAATGAAATAGTTGCTGTAAATATTTGGATATGCTCTTTTCGTGCAATTGTTGTATTCAGACTCATCACGTGAGTGTCGACTAGATAATTTTTTCCCTGTTGTTCTTTTGTTGTTTTGTTCCAAATACCATCTAAATGCAAGTCTTGATGACTATCTAATACCCTTGTCGAATTAACAGCTATGTAATAATGATTGTCGTCTAATGAAAGGCTTTTATTTTGCTCGTTAACCTTAGTGAAATCAAGGGGTTTCGCTGTCACGCTTACACCTTTATCTATAGATTTTTGAATCTGCGCTTTTTTCAACCCAATTATTTCATCCTTATTTTTTTGTAAGGATTCAAACATTTCCTGCTTCGTTGCAAACTCTTTATTTAACTCTTTACAAAAAATCATTTCAAAACGGTTTTATTGCTTTTCAGCGTTTTTAATTTCTCACTTATAGCCTTGTCAATCTTTGGATTGCCTGTCTTTTTTTTCCCTAATGATTTAATTAACTCAGTCTTGTGGCTCATTGCTTTGTGTATTAAATTCAACTTCCATATTTAAAAATAATGCTGCGCTCTCTCTATTTACTCCTGACTTAATTAGCGCATCTAATGATCTTGCGTTGGTCATGTTTACAATTGCTCTGTCCTTCTCAAATACCTGCATAAAAGGAAGGTGCGACCAATCAAATGATATTACTTTTTGTGATTCGTTGTAACCTATTCTAGCGGCAACACTATCTCCTAAATCATCACCTTTTGGCGACAAAGTATAACTGACGTGCGAGCCTCTGGACTTTTCTTGGTTTTCGTATGTAGAGCTGAGATAAGCTTCTAGCACATCTCTTGGAATTCCGTACATTTTTCCAATCTTAAAGTAATCTGCTAAATAGCTTTCGTCTAAGCTTTTTAATACATCTGGCTTTTCAACAAATCTTGAAATGTTGACAGGCGTTTGAACAGCGTGTATGCTTTTAGAACCACCAACACGATCTTCGATTTCTTGCTTCTCATCTGGCTTCATCATTCTAAGATTTACATTGGCTTCATCAACTTTACCGCTAACCATGTACTTACCTAAGAATCGTGTGTTTATGTTTTTAGAATCCAATCCAGACTCTGAGTTGTCAATGATCTTGTAGAGAGCATCAAGTCTTGAATTGCCTTTAAACCAATTGCCTGTGCTGTTTGTTAAATCTGATATAAACAAAAGCTCTTTGACTTTGAAGAAATTAGACTTGCCGTTTACATTCTTGTACTCAACAAGTTCATTTTCAATGTTATTGGTTTCTTTTTTCGAGAACACTAAACGGCTAATGTTTTCTTGAAGCTTTTTAGAAAACACAATACGAGAGGTGTCTAAGAAATACATCATATTGTTTTCCCTATCCACATCACCTGATTTAATATATAAAACAGCATTCCCTATCATGTTCCAAAACATATAATCCCACAAGAATTGTCGTTGGGATTGAAATGGATTTGGGTTTTTAAGAAGATTTAAAAAGGGGTCGTCATCAATGAGTTTGCCTTCCTTCTTAACTTGTGGATTTGCTAAAGAAAATAAATCACATTGAAGAGCAAAAACTTTAAGAGCTGCGGGGTTAGATAGTACGGCGTTAATCTTAGCCTTCTCATCTGTGTAGTCGCTGTAAACGGGTACGTCTGAGACTACGGAGAAAGTGTTTTTATTGTAGCGGTTTTTACGTCCAAAACCACCTAGATTAAATGAAAAGCCAAACATATTTAAAATATATCTTCAAATATAATCTGGCATCTTGCGTGAATTGGTGTTATATTTTTACAGTATAATCCCGTAATCATCCTTCAGTCCTCGACACGCATACTCCTGAGCCTCCATAAGGTGGTCATTTCCTTTTTTTGGCTTTCCATCAATAGGAACTTTGTTAATGTCTAATTCTAAATAGTAGTGGTCGTATTCCTTCTGCATCTCGATAGAATCCTCAGTGTAGTAGTTGACGGCTCTGTTTATGAAGTTTATGTTTGATGACTTGTCTTTTTTTGCGCCAACGGCACTAAATCCCGCCTGTCTTAATTCTATGATTAACCCACTCTGTGCAGGGTCACAATACATCGTCATGTTCTTATCAACACCCAGCTCTGAAAACACGTAAGAGATCAAACCCCTATGCTTTGACCAAATATTATTTTGCTCATCTTCTGGGTGTACTTCAATTAAATCCCTAACACTTTGTAAATACGCCTTGTGTTCCATATTTAAAACTCTTAGGGATTTGTACATGAGTTCGCGCCTGTAGAAGCAACCGTCTTTGTATTTTACATGAACAAGCGTGGTTGGAGCTGTGTCCCCGAAGTCAACGCCATAACACTCCACGCCATCAATTGCGTTGAACTGCTCAACGGTTACTTTTTTCCATCCATAATAAACCTTACTGTCGCCACCATCAGGAACTAGTCCGAGGATTTGATTGTAATAATACCGTGGCTGTGTAATCTTGTAACGCTCATACCGTGCAATAGTGTTTAAATCTAAATTCTTTATATTGTCTTTGTAAGTCCCAAACATTGAGATATGATTTGGAATACCCTTAGGAGTTAATTTATAATAGCCCTCAATACCGCTTTCGATTAGATCGTAGTAATCTGTAATGAGCCAATGATCCTTAGGTGGTGAATTCCATGAGCGAATGATTTGCACGGGAGCTTTAATCGTTCTTAATGAATCTGCTAGTTTGTTGTATTCTTCCTGACCTACTTCCTCGGTTTCCTCAATCATTACGTGAGTTGCGCCTGCCAGAGATTTCATGTTTGCTGTGTTACTCTTGGAACTAGCCTTGAAGCCCTTAGACTTCACCGTGTTTCCTGTTGGAAGATGAACAGCCGTCATGTCGGTGTCAATGAGCTTGAAATCATTTAAATAATCATAATCGTTTAATTCTGATACCTCCTCAATTCTATCTTTGAAATCTTGCCATAACGAATCCCTGAC